ATGCTAATTCTCTTTTTTGCTCAACAGATAATCCTGGCAATCTAGCTAATGAGCTGTTGAAAGATTGCGCCAATGTGCTATCGGTTGGCTCAACCCTCATTTTTTGATTTAGCATTTGCTCAAACGAAAGCTCTCGCGGATTTGTTGGTGTAACCAATTCTTTTTTAAGTGCTTTTTGAGAATTAACGTATTCTTTAACAAGAGCTGATTGCTCTTTTGTCAGCTTAGATCCAACATCTGCTTCAAGATTTTTAATAATTGCAGCAGGTTTTAATCCTTGATCTGTATACAAACGGATGTTGTCGCTGACAATTTTTGTGTTTTCTTCTCCAAAGCTTTGGGATATTGTGTCTTGATAAGCTTTTGTGTTTGACAATGCTTCATCCGCAGACTGTGGTTTTCCTTTTAATGTTATTGCGCCAACAGGTGCGGTTGTTTTTATTTCTTGGGCTATGCCCTTAACGGCTCCAACCCCAGCCTTAACAGCCCTGGCCGCCAGGAACGGGTCAGCAAGTACCTCACCGGCCAGCTCTCCACCAGCCGCAGCTTTCTCCCGCATTGCCCTGTCAGTAGTAACGCCAGGCGGTATTACTGGTGGCAGCTTGACGCTGCCAAGCGGTGCGCCAGGCAACAGCCCGATACCTTCTCTCTCAACGTCCTTTGATGTCTGTAGCAATGTTGGAGATTCAAAAGCACCGGCAGACCTTTTCACCCGCTCTACAAAACCGCCGCCCTGGTTATCGGTTATAAAGTTTTTGATAAACGTACCGAGCTGCTCAACGTCCCCGCCAAATCCAGCCACGGCCTTTACGCCGCCACGGCTCATACCGGCCAGGCCATCGAGCACCACCTGGCCCATCTGGGCCGGTGTCATGCTTTGGGCATCAGCTGGTAGCGTCATGCCGCCCTGGGCAAGAAACTCTTCAGCTGCGCCGGTAGCAGGGGCAACCTCTTCTGGAGGTGTAGCCTGTGGCGCAACACCAGTAATGTCAATTCTGAGCGGAGGATACGCCCGATCAAGGGCGTAATCTATATATCCGGTATCGTCATCATTCATCTAATAGTGCTCAATTCTTTTCGTTGTTTATCAAGTCCAATCATTTTTTGTTCAATGTCATCAATCTGATCATCGCTAAAACGATCTCTGCGCAACGCTGCTTTTACGTCTGAAGATAAACCAACAGCTTCCCCGTCTTTGCTGTATTGCATTTCAATGTTATTAAAATCAATGTTGCTTTTTTTAACCGTTCCTTGTGGCCCGTAGGAAGAGATCAAGCTTTCCGTAATATTGTCAATTTTCCTAGACTGAATACTTTCCCTGCGCTTAACAACAAGTTTATTTGCAATATCTCTTTTAGATGGTGCTGGGCCTTTTGAGCCCCCATCTTTCCACGCTTGCGTTTCCTGTTGAAATCCGTCTTCAACATTTGAAATAAATTTATAGTAGTCCTGTTGTTGGCGTTGACTAATGTTAGTTTGCCCAGGAACAAGTCTTGCTTGACCCCTGGCAATTCCTTCAATGTCATTCTCAACTGAGCGATTACCGGAGTACCAGTTATCTTGCAATTCAGAAAGCCTGCGAATCCCGACTCCGAGTGACCGACCTCGATTTTGAAAATCAGCTAGGCTAGTAATTAAACCTTTTTGAATTTCATCCTTAAGCATCATCTCGCCCATTACGTTTCTTGGCTCTGCGCTAGAAACCTTGTTTGGCAACTCGGCTACATATTCTGGCGAGACGGCACCAGAACGAATAGCAATGGCTCGCAACTTTTCTAGGGTTGCTGGTTTTGGGGAACTAAAGTAATCAGCGATTAGTGCGCGAGCTTCTGTCTCATCTCCAGATTTTTTAAGCTCTGCTTCGGCTTTTAGAATATCTGTAGATTCAACAAATCGTTTTTTGATTGCTGTGCGGATAGCTGACTTTTGTTCCTCTGTGAAAGACATAACATCCCTGGTGTATTTGCCATAATCCCCAGCGGCCATCTTTGCGTTAAGGATTGTCATGTTGCCCTGGGATAGCTCATCTTTTAAGTATTTAGAAATAACATTAATTTTTGCTGCTTCTACAGATTTTAAAAACTGCGTCATTTTTTCATCAGATGAACCTGGATTCATTCTTGCAACATTAAACATCTTTGAAAAAATAGATTGCTCTTCTACGTTTCTAGTTGTTCTTGCTTGCTCTCCCATTGCGGGATCTTCATATGATGCTGTTGTTTCCCATAGCCGTTCAATTAGTTTTGTGTTTTGCCTGATTGCATCGTCTGTTATTACGTTTCTGGCGGCACTATAATTCTTGAGCATCATGTCTGTGCTCTTGGCCATTAATGCTTTTCCAGAAGATGTAATCGATTGAATTAAACCAGCAGCCTGGGTAACGTCTCTATCAAACAATGGCCGGGCAAATGATTCTAGAGATCGAATTTCACTTTGTAGCTCACGGGCATCTGTAAGTTGGCCGGTAGAAACTAAGGTGTCTAAATCATTAACTTTCTTTGCGACTTCAAGCTCTAGCTCTGATCGCATTTGGGCAGCAATGATTTTGTCTTCTTTGTCTTTGCGTTCCTTAACTTCGCCAAACGCAAACTGCATAAGCTGGTCTAGTGACTTCCCAACAGCCTGTGACGTACTGGCCATCGGAAAGCTCATGCTAGGAACATCCGCTGAGATGACCCCTGATTCTTGGTATCTAGGTATGCGTGCCATTATGTTGGTACAACCATTCTGGTTTCAACTGGTGCTGGAACAAGCCAGTTATAACTTGTTCGATCAAATCCACCGCCCTTGCCTGCGGTTGCACCGGCCATCAAAAGCTTGGTAGCTGCATCTAACTTGCCAGACGTTTTTGCTTGTTGGGCCGCAGCTAGATTAGATGCCAAGGCAATGTCTCCAGCTCGGATTGCTGCATCTGCGTCATCTAGATAAATCTTGAACTCTCGCCCGGCAGATGTTTCATTAGATGCCCGAACAATATCTGTTGACCCGCTAAACGAATCAACACCACCAGCAAATCCTTTTGCCGTTAGGTTGGCGTTAGTCTTCTTAAGCCGCTCTAAAACCTGGTTGGCTTTCTGCTGATACTGAATCGCCCGGCGGTCATACTGGGTTTGCTCTAGCCTTCCCTTGAGCTCTAGCTGCTTGCCCTGGATCTGGCCCTGCTGGTATGAGCTGTAAGCAGACATAACAGATGCGGCCACAGCTGCGGCAGTAAATGGATCGTTCTGAACCCTGCTTGATCCAGGTGGGTTGTGTGGGTCACCAAGCGGTAGCCCGTGGACGTTGATATTAAATCTGCTCATGTCATGCCCCAGGGTATGTAGATATTTTGTACTCTAAACCTAGCAAAGTCATCTTTAGCGGAATAGTTTGCCTAATAGTGATTTTGCCTTCTGTCGTATATCCGAGAATGCTGTCGATAGTTTTTGTGCCAGTAAAGAGAGGTACGGGATCATCGAGTGTGTCTCCTGTGTCAAAACTTCTAAAGGGTAATTCGTTGTCATTGACGATTAAATGCTGGGTGTCTTTGACAATAGCGTTTACTTCAATAATTCGTTTCTGATAGGCGAGCCTGGTGCCAGCTGCAATCTTGATATCTGCTGGCATGGTGACCGCCTGGGTAGTAAAGTTAAGACCTACCTGGTATGAGCTAGCAGCTGACCGAGGGAATGTCACCGTGCCGCCACCAGGTACTGTCTGAGCTGCCTGCACCGCGCCATCTAAAACAACCTGCACGGACTTGGCCACAAGGTGGGACATCGACACAGACGCAGCTGCGCCGCCAGACTTGGCGCAATCGAGCTGGAGGCTGTCATCGAACACCTCAATGTAATACTGAATCGTACTATTTATCGTACGTTTTACCACCGTATAAATAGTGGTGAGATCTACGCCAACATCGATGTATTCGCCATCGGTTGTAAACTCAGACGGCGCAATTATGTTTTGTACCCGCAGCATAGAAAAGGCAGCGATTGTCCCGCCTGTGCTATTGACTATCAGTAGCAGGTCATTTTCATCGGTAGCTACTGACCGGCGCAGAGCCATCCTTGTGGGAGACTTTAGTAAATGGCCAGCCAGTAGCGATATCTTGCTTGTAACGTAGGTTAATTGCGTGTCTGTAAACGCAAACTCATTAAGTGATTTTCCCTGCCGCTGCAAAAATAGGGTGCCTGATTCCAGCTGCTGGACACGGACACCCTCTTTGGCACCATTGCGGGTGACCGCCTTCATAAAAAAGTTGGTTGGCGTGATTGGCTCTAAACCCTCTTGTGGACAATAGAACTCTCCACCAGTTGTAAAGATTTGCAGGTCTCGACCAGAGGCTACATCGACAATTGCGTTAAAGGTGTTGGTGTCTAGCGTAGCCTCCACCGCATCATCGTCTAGCCCCTCGGTTGGCTCAAAGTCAAAAAACAATCCAACCTTGGAACCCCATACGGTTGATGGCCGCGACTTAGATCCAGCAAAAAAAAGCCTTCCCTCATGGAACGTAACCGAGCGTGGCCAACCTTTTCCAGATGACCACACAGCCTCGTAACCAGATTCGTATTCCCATGAACCGTTTGCAATGGCAGAGGTATTAAAGAACGGGAACTCAACTATTGCGTCAACTACTGTGGCACTTGTGTACTTGACTATCTTGGCCCTGCCCTGTGGGCTAGCGTTGACATATTGGCCAACAGAGCCTGCGCTAAATGGCGTACCCGTGGATGCCGTAAGTGTAACCTTGCCGCTTACAGCAGACGGTGTCAATGTTCCAGATGGATTAGATACCGATAACGTAAAAGCATATTTAGGAATACTGTCAAATGATAGCGTGCTGGCCGTCCAAGATGTATCAGAAGCCCCGCGCACAATCTTTACTGGGTTAATGTCCTGGTGGCAGACAATCAGGGTATCAGCTGATTGTGTCCAGGTTAGGTTGGCGAGCCTGGCGGCGGTTAGGCCATATGAGCTGGTGTCCAGGTAATCGTTTGCCCCGCCATTGATTGCCAGCTGCTGCACGGAGTTTTTAAAAACATACATCCGATTATGGGTAAAGCAAAGCATATAGCTATCGGATGTTGAGAACTCAAACGGAACCAGGCGCACGCCATTGGCTACAGAATCCGACCCTGCGTTTGGCAGGGCCATAATGTACTTAGAACCCGGTCTGCGCCTAATCCCACCCTGCGGCTGCACCACAACATTGGTGGCCTCCTCTAGGGCGTTAGCATAAGCCTGTAGGTCAACCCTAGCCCTCAGTAGGGGATCGAGCTCCCCGGTTGTGAAGTTGGTTTGGATTGACGTAAAACGTGCCATCAGTTCCTCACATCGATCAAGCTGTAATCTTCAATGACAGAGATTGGCTGGCCCTGGCCATCGATGGTGGTGGCGGTACGCATATAACCACCCCGGCCATTTTCTGACGCAGCTCCAATAGCAATCTGCTGCCAGTATTGGGTCTTGTCGATTTGGTCGGTAATTGGCAGAGATAGATGCCAGGCCATCATGTACTTGAGCAGCTGCACAAAGTAAACCGGCATCTCGTACTCTTGGACGGCATATGGATAGTCAGCGTAGATGGTGGTCTCGTTGGTGAGCAGCTTGTCTTGGAATATCCGGTAGGCTTTAATCGGTCTGGCACCAATAGCGTTGGTAACGAATATCTGCCTGGGAGGCCCAATCCGATCACCTGGCAGTTGATATTCGTACCTGTATTCTGTGGTTGGCGTAGTGATTAGTTGAGATAGCTGGATCTTTTTATAAACAAAAGACCAAGGGTAATTCAGAAGTGCCTGGTTCTTGATGTCTGGGTATAGCCGGTCACATACGTTGGCTGCGTTGGTTCCCTCGTTAAACGATGATATAGCCTTGGCACCCAGCATCAAGAGAGCGTCTGAACAAATCGATAGTGCGGAATCACCTGCTGCCATTTGCATTACTCCATATATCTCTTACCCAGCCACTTGAACCAGAACCCTTTGGCTCGCCATGAAAACAAACTACTTTTGCCTCGTCTGGTTTTTGCTTGCCAAGAAGATGAAATTTGTATGAGAAGATTCTATTGGGGAATATCTGTTGCCACAAGCAGTCTGGCTTCTGATTCTTAGCAATAAATGCCTGATCTCCAAGATTCAGGCTCCCAGAGTACATAGTCATGTAAAACGATGGGTCTGACCTAAATGTCAGGTAAATGTGCGAATAGTCCCCGTTCCAGGCCATCATTCCACTTGCCGGGGTATCGCGCTTGCCCAGGTCTTTGAGCATCGTGAATTTATGTGGGTACTCGGCCAGCTCGGTCAGGTCACCACAGATAACGGTATCCAGGTCAAAGTAAAGCACCGGGCCATCAAACACCCAAGAGAAGAGCTCGATCTTAGACCACCAACCTGGCCACCCGTGTTTGAGCGGTATCCGCTCGCAGGGTACATCTACATCCGAGAAACAGACAAACCTATGGTCTCCAAGATTCTTGGCAACCATATTCATCAATCTTTCCACATCGGCTGGGGTGTAGGGTTCTTTGCCAGCTGATTGGCTAAAGCGGCCAGATTTGAGAACGCAGACAACGGTTATGTCAGGCATACAGAATTATCGTCCAGGGTCTGTGTTTGCGATACCAAATAACTTCTGTAAATACGCTAATGTATTTATCAAAGTTTTCTTGAGCCATTGCCGCATCTGCGTCATGCATAACCACAACATCAGATATCTCACATAACGCAGGCAATTTCTTGATTCTGTCCTTGGTTGGCTCTTCGCTATCAAGAAATGCCATGTCCCACTTGCCTTCCGGTGGTGTCCACGTTGGCCAGCTCACAATCTGTACTTCGTCAAATTGCTTTGCCCACTCTACATCGCTAGCCTGGCACAGGAAAGGTATACCTTTAAATTTAGATATCTCTTGCAAAATTGGTGTCGAGTAGTTTCCGCAGCCAAGCTCAAGAATTCCGGTCTTGGCTTGTAGGGCCGCTTTGACTAGCGGCTCAAGATGCGTTGCGTACCTATCCAACCGGGGCTCCTAGAACTTGGCGTGTATATCCGCTAAGAGAGGTTACACCATCCATGCGTCCGTGTTCTTTGTGTATATACAAAAACCTCTGCCAATGCTCAATATTATTGGTGGGCGCAAATACCCTGTCCGGTTTGCTGTCCGGGTACTGAGCGTAGTAATCGGTGCTGCTAACACTTAGCGGGATGCCAGCCATAATTACCTCATCAAAACCCATAGCCTTGGCCCAAATTGCAGCCACAATCCCACTCGACCCCTTCATGCCAACCATGCTACTCCACCAGTAGTCCACATCATTTCCCATGATGCCTGCCCTGGCGTGAACCTTTATTGGCCTGCCAGCCTTGGTTTTATATTCTTGAGCGTAGTTGTTGTGCTGCGTCCAGATATGCTCAATCTCGGGAACTATTGCAGCTGCGTTATTGACCCCAACAATGGTGGCACCTGGGCGCAGCTTGAGTGCGTTTTCTAGGTCTTCAAAGACACAAGGGGCCGCGCCACAGATAATGGCACACCCCTTGTGTTGTACATCGTAAGACTGCGGCATCACAATCGGGAGCTCGTGACCCCCTCTTGATTAGTCGCTGTCAATAGCAGAAAGCGTTGTGCCGTTATCTACGTCAACCACCCCAGAAGCGTTGGAGCGAACTACGGTCAAAGTAGCAACAGCAGTTGTGCCTGTTGACGTTACACAGTAAATCAGATCCCCAACTTCTAGGGTATCAGCCAGGCTGTTGAAATAGCCCTCGGTATTTACTGTGGCCATAGAGTCAGTTGTCTTATAAGCGTAGATCGATGGTGCATTGCCGCGCTTATTGGGGCTGACAGAGTTTAAACCAGTAATAGAAAATGCCATTGTCGTTCTCCTTATACCGAATCGGTGGTTTGGACTTCGACAATACCTTCGGCATCGATGGCAATCGCACCGGCTGAGAATACTGCGTTGACCAAAAAGCTGGTCTTCTCAGGGATGTAATTGATTTCCGTGCGAGGAGCGATACCCTCTGCATAGCCGATTGCGTCACGGTGGAAAGCCCACAGCTTGCGCTCAGACGATGCAACGGGAAGACCACCCTCGGTACGGTCACCGATTGTGTGGAAAGTAAAGCCGAGGAATGTGTTGAGCTCACCAGATACCAGGGCGCGGACGGTATTGAAATCTGCGCTGGTTACCGAGGTCTCGCTTAACAACGATGCCAAAGAGTTTGCGTGGATGATCATGTGGCGGTTGTCCATTGGGACGTTGCCCTTATCCAGCAATTTCTTAGCAGCACGCAGTTTAGCCACGTTCAGACCGGTGTTGGTGCCACCTTCGTCTTCGGTCACGATCAAGCTTGTGCTCGAACCTGCGAGTGCATCCAAAACGATTTGGTCTTGACGGCGGCCAATAGCGGAACCAACCACCTGGACAAGCTCGGAACGCTCGTCAAAGTTAACTTTAGCCTGATTGAAGATGTCGCTGTACTCAGCGGCATTGTAATCAGTCAGCGTGCAGGTGACGTTAGAGAACGCTACGTTTAATGGGCTAACATCGGATTGGGGAACGCGCACGGTGGCCACGCCCTTGCCGACTTTAGGGAATTTTACAGTTGAGCCTTCGACACCCCTGCGCTGACGAACCGCACCAACCAGCATTGCTTTACCCTGGTAGGCTTGCTTAACTTCAGCGTCAAAGAGGGTTACAAAGGCGTTTGATAATGAAATCGCCATTTGAAATCTCCAAGAAAGTTAAAAAGGTTTAGTCGCTTCGGTTAGCCGGTGTTCTGGGCCTCTTGCTTGCTAGTTACGCTAGCCGCTCGTCAGCATCCGCTGCGGTAAGGGTCGATGGATATCGATTGGCCTTAAACGAATATCTAACGGTTCTAAAAATAAAATGCAAGAAAAAAAGCCACCGGTGGTTAGCCGGTGGCGTTCAAGCCTCTCCTTGCGGAGAGTGAGGAGGATTAGTTACCGAAAGTCGATGCAAACATCCGCTCGACCTTTGACCGATAGGATGGGTCTGTCTTGTACTTTGGATCGGCCACCATTGCGTAGAGCTCGTCCTTGCTGGCAGAACCCTCAACCGGAGCAGACTGCAAAGGAATCTTCATCCCCTCGTAGGTCTCTCGTATCTTCATAAATACACGCACCCCAGCAGCTGTGCCGCCCATGACCTTGAATTCCTCAAAGTCATCCTTGCTGAGAATTCCCTTGCGAACCAGGCCAGCACCCCAATCGCCCATGCCCTTGATGATTGCATCTGCGTTAGGGCCAAGGGCCTTGCGCTCTTCTTCGATGGTGCGAGATACCTGCTGCGCCTGCTCGCCGTTCATGGCCACAACATCGCCAACCAGCTTGTCTAGAGCTGCTTGAGATATCCCATATTCTTTAGCCCACCCCATAACGTGGCCACGCACCGGGTCATCTTCTGGGATATCCCCAAAGACCGAGGTGTCGTATTTGCCGTCAGCTGGCGGTTTGTGCTTGCCTTGAGCTATCTGCTTTCGCAGGTCTTGCCAGCTCTTGGCTATGCCCTCCAGGTCGGGTGAGGAATCGTCCCTTTTCCAGAAGTTCTCTGGCCACCAATCTGGACGCTCTAGTGGTGTATCGTCATCTTGCTCCTCGCGGTGCTCGATGTCTGAACTGCTTGGGCTTGCCTGCTGGCCTTGGTCTTCAGTAATTGATACCGAATCGAGTAGGCCAGCTTCTTGGCTTTCGCCGCTGGGCTCGTTTGCTTGCGTTTCCATTTACAGGCTCCTTGCCTTTTTGATCCGTGCTTCTAAGTCTCGCACCACGCTGTTCTGCCCTTCACGGTAGAAAGCGAATGAGGGATCGCTGCCCGGCACGGCAACGGGCTGCTCTAGTAGGGCAGCTCGTAACCACCCCATCAATTTCTGGCCATCTTCTGAGCCGAGTACACGCAGGCAGAGTTTGTTTAAATCTTCTACCGCCTGCTGCGCTCCACGGATATCTGTTGGTATGGCCTCTAGGTCTTCCCAGCCGCCAGACATCAGGTCATGCCCCCAACCATCTGCTCAACCATCTCAGGGTTCTCCTGGGCCATCTGAGCTGCCTGCTGGGCCATCTCTTGCGCCTCGGCCATCTTCGCCTCGCGCTCGGCCTTGGTCATTCGGATCGACTGTGGAATGGCCAACTTCTCAGCAACCATGTCGAGCATATCCCCAACCTTGATTGCCATCTGACCCTCTGGGCCAGCCTGGGCTGCAATCTGAGCGTACTGGAGAATGTTGCTGACATCTTCCATGTTCTGGGCCATTGCCAGCGGAGCTACAGCAGATACCTTAATCTCCAGGCCGTTGACCCGCAGGGGCATTGTGATGATGCCGCGCTCGTCCATAACCTCAAGAATCTTAGTGACCACGGGAATCAGGGTCTCGTTGATCAACCGGCCAAAGGCAGAGCCCAGGTTTTGCGAGAGCTCTTTCATCCGCTCAACCACCTCGGTAGCTGACCTGGCCGACATATTGTCCGGTGGCAAGGATTCGTCTAGCAAAATGCGCTTGATGTTTTGCACCAGGTCGTTGATCACCAGCTGCGACAGGTTGAAGTCACCAGCTCGCGGCAAAGCCTTGAGCGATTCACCTTGTGGCCCACCATTACGCGCCACGGGAATAATGGCACCTGGGACAATCTTGATCGTTGCCGGGTTGAGTACGCCGTCATCAGCTGCGGTGTAGACACCAGCAATTGATAGAGATGCATTTTTGAGCACCAGCTCTTTGACCTTATTTAAGGTCTTAATGTCTGGCATTGCGGTTATTACCGGGCCGCGCCCATAGATCTCGCCAGCCACCTTCATGTATCGGCTTACCACCCAGGGGCTAGTCTTTAGCCTGCGATAGACAATCTCTTGCTTGGTCTCTTTCTGGATAACGTGGTAGCAGTAGTCACCGCGCTGGTTGTCGTAAACCGTGGCCTCTACAAATTCAAGGTCTTCCGTTGGCTTTGATTCAATCTTTAACTTTAGTTGGCCATCAATCTTGGCATCTCGCCATTGACGCTGGATTGATTCGCCTTTGATTCGCATACGGCGGTAGACGTTGTCCACCTGGCCATTGGCGCCTTCTTCAAACGCCACAAGGTATTGCGGCACCGGCACAAAGTTTAGCGGGTTAACGTCATCTCCAGGCTGCACCATCATTACGGCTGTGCCAATAGAGAGATCTAGCAAGAACTCGCCCATAGCAATGTCAAAGTTTGACTGCTTGAGCGTGGCAAATAATTTCTCGGTGTAGATGTCGAGCGCAGCTTGCGCCTCGCCCCTGCGATCATCTGGAATGTCTGCGCCTGGCTCAAGCCTTGCCCACTTACGTTGCGGTGGGAAGATTCCTGATTGCAGGCGGTTAGCAAATCGCTGGGTGGAGTTGATCGCCGTGGAATCAAACACCCGATTCATTTTCTTTGCGCCGCCAACTTTGCCCTCGTAGTACCCGTCATAGAGGTTGCGCTGTGGGAGCGCAAACTCGTAGGCATCCTCATAGAGGTCGCGGAAATCATCCTTCTTTCGTAACGCCATGTCGTGCCGCTTGAGCACATCCTCTGGCGATAGTCTCATCATTTCAGCCATTTTGTTTAGTCCTTTTTGTGCCTTTGCGCGAAATTACGGGCCGCTTCTTTGCTGCCGAAACCCCACGCTTTGAGGGCGAGCTTGAGGCGGGTGGGTCTACCTTTTTCGTCCGTGAGAGGCCCAGCCATTCCACCAAATCTCGCAGCAAAGCTAACGCGCCTCGGGTTCGTTCCAGACTTGACCGGGGATTTGAGGTTGCTGCCTTCTTTGTTTTTGAAGTATTTGCGGCCTGCTTCATTTAGTCCACCTTCTGGGTTTTGATATTTTTTCTGAACCATTATTCGTACCACTCAATCATCAAATGAGCCATGTGCGCTTGGCCACTTCTGTTTGTTAACCTAAATAAATAAGTTGTCAGGGGTGCTAAAACATATTGAAACGAAAATGCAGCGGCTCCACCGGCCTGACCGCCAGACCCACCGGCAAGGAACTCTCCGGTCAAAGCCGTTCCGGTAGTAGTGACTGTTGGGTTGATTAGTATTGCGCTTGAGCTCGTATTGGCTGATGATCTATAACGATTGATGGCTGTAAACGATGTGCCACCAGTTACCGTTGCGTTTTCGTAAATAGTGAATTCCGCATCCCCACCACAGTTAACATCAAACACCAGGTGAGGATATTTGCCAGCAGCCCAGGCAACAGCAATGTCAATAGACGCATCGTCAGCCAGTTGATTTGCGTCACCATTTAAGTAGTAAGCATAAAAGGCTCGGCCTTCGTGCAGCCTGACATGGTTAATGTCAGCAACTACAAATGGCTTTTCTGACCCAGCAACAGTTTGATTGCCATCTTTATCAATAAATGTTGACGTAACAAATATTGACTTTGTATTGTCAGATTCTCGCTGAACAATAATTGCCATTATTTCTTGGGCTTCATTGCGGTTTTAGCTGCCTTCTTAAATGCATCGGCAGTTGGTGCGCCTGGTGCGCCAGGCTTACGCATCTTCTCGCCAGAGCCCTCGGCTATCCGCTCACGCTTTTTATGGATGTTGGCATATAGTCCGGGCTTCATTTCTTGGCCATCCCTGCTTGAGACATTGCAATTGCCACGGCCTGCTTTTGGCTCTTAACTACCGGGCCACCTTTTCCAGAGTGCAAGGTTCCTGATTTGTACTCGCGCATGACCTTGGCCACTTTCTTTTGCATCTTGTCTTTTTTATCCATGATTGTCCTTATGCCATTGGGCCTGCGCCCAGAGTTGATTGGCCAACACCAGCTTCCGGTGATAGACGCTCTTCAGATAACAAAGCCCTTCCACCACGGCGAGCTCTACGGCGAGCTGCTCGATCTTCTTCGACCCCAGCAGACGTTGATTTTAATTTTGCAGCTTGTGCTTGTTCAGCGGCAGCTTGTCGCGAGGCTTCCTCCATAGCTTTTCGCACTTTATCTTCGCCTGTAAGTTTTCTAACCGTTCCACCCATGATTAAGCTACCTCCGCATTAGATGATCCTAAAGTTTGTATTCCCTGCTCTGGGGAGACCCGAGCAGCCGACAACAACATCCGCGACCCACCACGCAACCTGGCCATACGCTTTGATGCGGCCTGCTCGCCAAGTTCTCTGCGCTCTTCTTCAGCCTGTATCTTGAGACGCGCATTTTCTTTGCGTGTCTCTTCGATAGCCCTCTCTTGTGCGCTGGTGTCTGGTTTTTTAAACATCCCGCTCATGCTTTACCTCGCCATTAAAAAGTAATCTACGCCATCCGTTCCGTACTTTTGCATCAGACACTCTTCCTTGAATCCAACCGCTGATGCCCATTTGTACGCCCGTGTATCCGTAGATCTAACGGTTATCTGTGTTCGATGCAATCCCATAGATATCGCAGAGATATCTAATACCTGCTTTGCGCTCTTAGTAAACGTAACCGGCATTGATCTCATAACGTCATCTGCCACTAGCCACGCCTCGGCAACGCCCTTCCAGATTGAAACGAAACCAAAGATAGCTGCTGGCTGGTTGTAGACAAAAGCGGTAACAGCTGCGCCCATCTGTTCCTGTTGATCAAAGACATCGATGGCCTCCTCTCGGTTGGCCACAACCAGCACCTCCTCGGATTTGATATCTATCCTGGCGGCGTGGTTTTTGTGAAAGGGCATAAAGAACAGGCCCGTTCTTCTGCGGTTGTCGTTGAGTTTCTCAGCGAGTTGTAAAGACATCAAAGTCGGCATTGACCACCGTTTGGGCTATCTGTGTGTTTTGGGCAAATGCACTCTTGGTCATACGCCTATGTTCGCCGCCACCGAGTAGAAGGTATCCGAATGCGTCACCAACGTGGGAGTGCTCGTTTTTATTTGGGCTATCTCTGAATCTTTCCTGGCCAGCTCCAACGGATACCCGTTTAAAATGATATCCACCGGCTAACGATTTTCGGAGGAGCTTGCATTGCGTATTGACAATCAATCCAGGTTTGCCGTTTATGAGACGTTGCATCGGGGCGGCACCTGCCTCACGCCTGACCTTGAAGTCGTTAGATGGCGTGGGTTGAGCTCGCAGCCCCAGGGTTCTCAGGTGGTCAAAAGCGGTGACCTCGTAGATCGCGTCCCTCTGCATACCGGCGGGGTCACCCCAGACCATGAGCTGCGCCTTTGGAAACCGCGCATTCAACTCAGCCAGGAGCTGCTGGCCGAACCGCTCCAGGCCCATATCAAAAGTCACAATCTCATGCAGAACTATCCAACGCCCGTTAGCGAGCCGCTGACCTATGACCGCAGCTGGCGTAAGACCAAAGTCTAGGCCAACCTGTAGCGGTATGCTTGGATCGTAGTCCACCTCGCCGCTCATCAGGTTGTCATCGTACTCAGACCAGACGGGCTTGCCCTCTTGGACGTAGGTGTATTGCCCCTCGGCGTAGCACCGAATCCAATCCAGGTTCTTGCCCAGCAGCATTTGCTGGTAGTAGCCAGGCGGTAGGTTAGAGATATTTTCTGCTTTCGGATTTAACTTCCACCACCGACCAGAAGAGAAGATGTGATCGTTGGCTTCTGGATTCTCTGGTAGGTCACCTGGAGATACCTCGATCACCCCGCCTGGTTGTCTGTAAAACTTCCACGCATATGCGCCGGTCATCTTTTCTTTCTCGGCCATCCTGAAGTACCAATGGTCATCATCCATCGGGTTCGTATCTAACCAGATACCGTGCCAGGTGGCACCACCGTCTCGCTTGGTGGGATAGCGGCCAACCCGGTGGGTGAGACCATCGATTACGGCCTTGGGCAGCTCTCGGGCCTCGTTGACCCACGCACCCGTGAGCTCAAGGGAGAGGAGCTTACGCACATCCTTTGGCTGGTCTAGGGCCAGGAAGATCACCTCGCAGTCGATCCCAGACGCGCCCTCTCTCGATGGCAGGCGTATGTGGTGGGTAATCGGCGGTGTCCACAGCATCGGGCCAAAGGTGTTCTCTGGGAACAGGTCTTGCCAGGTCTTGATTGTGGTGGTCTTCAGCTCCGGGTAGCTGTTACGCACGATCACAAACCGGGTATATCTGATGCCATCCACGGGGCTGGGCTTTTGCTGTACAGCTCGCATCATTATCTCAGCTGCACAGGCGTAGCTCTTACCCGAGCCCACCGGCCCCATCAGACCACGGACAAACGCATTAGACTGCAAGAACCCCCAGACCGCTGGAGACCTGGAGAAATCTAAATTCAGCCCGGTAGATGGGGTTTGTTTTTGGCTGCGCTCTTTAGTTTTTGTCATTCTCTTTTCGTATATCTATGATGATTGTTATCACCACTATGGCCAACATTGAAAGCAAGAAAATCCCCGCGCTCTGGGCATTCAAGTGGGCAATGCTATTGATCCAATCTTGTTTCATCTTTCACCTCCACATCGATGGGTTCTGGGGCCTGGACGTTGATTCCGATTACTGACGGTTTATCTGATCCATCGTCCGGGCTATCCAGCAGTCCAGACGCTTTAGCAAGTAAACGGAGCACGCCAACTTTGTCGTAGAGTTCAACGTCCAGCGTCTGCGAACCATCCTTCTCACGCTTGACCCTGATATTTTTGATTGCCTGCAAGGCGTGGTCAGGAATTTGACTTGCCGATTTAACCTTGACATTTCCGTCCTCGTCCCAAGTTAGGATATCTGTGATCTTCGTGTTGGCCATGCACAGCAAGGAAAACGCAATGGCCTCTCGATTTTCTATGATGGTGGCAGACCTCTCCATGCGCCTGGAGATCGAGCGCACCCCGCCCCAGTTCTTGAGGCTGGGTACTTGCTCGGATATACGCGACTTAGGTCTGGCCATCAGAACGGAATATCTTCATCGAGATCCACAAACCCGTTGGCCTTGGCTTTGTTGTGGTTGTCCTGGGCCGGGAAAGGTTTGTGAGCTGCGGAGTAGGAATCACCTTTGGACACCACCTCCTTGCGAATCTTCACCTGATACCAGGTCTTCCCATCCGAGTTCTTGGGGTAGACCTCCAGCCAATGTGTCTTGCCATCTGGCAGCACTATCTTTCCAGTAAAGTCTGCGTGCCAATCTTCAATCTTCTTCTCGTTTGGCCAGGCAGACCCCTGACCAGGTTTTGGTTCATACGCCATGTGTATATCTCCTCAAGGTTGTAAGTCTGATTCTTTGATTGCAGCCAGGTATTCGTCAGCTTGCATCAGAGCTATCTTCTGAGCTGCCAAAGCCTCTGCAATCTGTGCCACGGTAAATCCTCTGCGTAGCAATTGCAACACAAAGTCACGCAAGATATCTTCCATCGTCATACATCTCCTCCAAGTAAAGTCAAAAACCTGTGCCATGAAAATATGGGGAAAATTTGAGGGTTGCACCCCCGGACATACGTCTGGGGTGGGGGGGAGCATGGGTGCCTCTGCCGGGCCACACCGAATCTCCCTGGCCACCCCTCCCACCGGTGTCCAGATGCATAGGAACGTATGCCTTTGTACGGAATCGCATAGCGGGCTCTAGGAGGCTCTGCGCTACCTCGGGTAAGCAAGGGTAGCCACTCACCTATACGGAGCCAACAGCGGGGCTGTAATCGCGTCCTAGAGGCATCAGAATCCTGTAGCCTCCCCTGCCAATTGCTCACAGACCTCAGACAACCGTAGGCATACCGGCATGGTCTGGCAGGCATCGATGAACTTCTCCCGGCTGACCCCTACCTCGCACATGATCGCAGCGCAGCGCAGGTCAACCTCATCGATCCGTGTTGTCCTAACATTAGAAAACCTATGTTTACTTATATCTTCATATAACCTTAATACCTCTTCATAACCTATGTTTTTCTGTGTTTGGACAACACCTGTGTTGTCTATGATGTTGTCTATGAGAGCCTCTTCATTGACAACCTGTGTGTTGTCTATGTGAGGTGTCTTTGGTGTTGGTTTTGCCTTCAGTTTCCTAGCCACGATATCTCCAATCCTTTCTGGTTTGTTGTAGTGAAACCCATCTCTGCCAGCTAGCCCTCCGAGCATCTCTCTGAGTCTCTTTCGGTTAGCTGCCATCTGTTCCTCTGTGAACTCAGGCTCGGTGGCCTGCGCTGTCTCTTGCTTGATCTGGTGCGGTGGCCTGGTGTCTTCCTGTCCGCTGGTGATAGCTATCGCATCCTCTGCCTTGATCTCCGTGTCGTAGATCACCCTGGTCGTGTTAGCTCGCTCGCCCCTGAATCCCTTACTCATCACTTCGATGTGGCCACGGTCTCGCAGCTGCTTCATAGCTCTCGCTACCTGCTGCTTGGCCACTCCCAGGTGCTCGGCAATCCTCTGCTGGCCAACCCAGGTTATCCCAGCTCTGTTGGCGTATGAGCAGAGCAGCACCAGCACCTTGACCGAGAAACCGTGGAGCTCCGTATCCAACGCAGCTCGCATCGGTACCACGGCGAACTTACGTTGGTCAGGCGGTGCCTGCTTCTCAATTATCTTGGGCCGCTTGGGCAGCTTGAACTCGATCACTTGCGCTGTGTTTGTTTGTGTTCCCATATCCTCATCATCTCTTCCCGTAACGCCACTCGGGCGGTTCGCCCCCTTTTCTCTTCCACAGCATCGAGGTAAGCCAGGCGGGTCTTCTTGGTGCGATATCTCTTGAGTACCCACGCAGCCTCGCCGTGCAGGTAATACCTCTCAGAATAATTCCCAACAGAGCCACCGTAAGACAGATTGACCAACCGACTATCAGGGTGCACACAGCCGCAAGACCGGCAGCGTAGCTCATCACTCTGGGTGGTATGCGGAACATCCGTTGACCCTCCCTGTCGTTGGCTTATCAAAGAACCGACACCACAGAAACCATCCCCGAAAGCTTACGTTCTTGCAGTCGGCACAGCTCGACTTCTCTGGTTCTCCACGCAGGTCGCACATTGCCACCTTCGGTTCTTGCCCTGGTTCAATAGTTTCCATATTCCCCCCGCTGCTTGTCTTCGGTGCCTGCAATGCGAGCACCACCTGGTTCCAAGTAGTTCCTCTTCCCGTTTGGTAACGTGCTGGTATAGCTCGTTAGGCATTGAGATCCTCCCTCACGGCCTTACAGAACCAATCCAGAGGCACCACAGCCCTCCAGGGTTGCCCAGAGCGTCTGAAGATCACCACAGGCACAGGCGAGCCAATAGAGCCCTCAGAATCGATTTGTGAGCTGGTGGTAACCGAGAGCTCCACCTGGCGGCACCAATCCTCGATGGCCAACCGCTCCTGGCGTTTGACCTCGATGCAAAACCGGCCAACCTCGATGTCATGGCCACCGTCTCTCGCCTGGCCAAGCTTGCGCTTGACCTCAAACCCTAGCTGCTCAGTCAGTAGCGCAGCTAGCTCGCGCTCGCCTGTCGCGCCCTTGTTACGCCTGCCCCGGCCATTCATTGGATATCTGGCTGATTGGCGATCAGGGCATCTATGCGGTTGTCCACCTCCAGGTGCTCGGCCAGGTGGGTCTCGATGAGCTCATGCAAGATAGCCGTGCGATCCTTCTTTAACTTCTTGCTAGCAGCTGCCAGCAGGTGCCTGGCCTGTGGGCGCAGGCGAAAGTAGAACCCAGAAAACTCTGTTGTTGCCATATATCCCCCCGGTTAAATAGGCGTAAGGATATACCTGTGGATATCTTTTTTGCAATAGGGTGTTGACAAGCAGATATCTCATGTGTTCTTATCTCACCTGGGCGCAGATATCTGTGTCCGTCAACTACCAACTAGGAGATTGAAAATGATTGAATTTAAAGAGACATTTAATTTTGACGGCATGACGATTGTTAGGCTCCGCGCAGATGGAATGCCAGATCGCGGCAACAGCCTTGACTACCAGTACACAATCACCGTCTGGCCAGATGGCCGCTCACTCGGCAAGAGCCGCGCTTGGGGCAAAGGCAGCACGCGCCATCACCAGTTTAAAACCTACGCTGACGCTCAAGTTCACGCAGTTGCATGGGCAATGCGTCAGATTGCCCGTGAGCGCAAAATGGAACAATTACGCGCACGGGACGCAGAGATTCTTGCAGCTATTCGGGCAGGGGTTTAATCATGGCCAACTACGTTGCGTACTACCGCGTATCCACAGACCGCCAGGGCCGCTCTGGCCTTGGCCTTGAGGCACAGCAAGAATCAGTTAAAAACTTCCTCGGTGCCGAGCCAGATGTTTCTTACATCGAGGTTGAATCCGGTGCCAAGAATGATCGGCCAGAGCTAAAGAAAGCTTTGGCTGACTGCAAGAAATTCAAAGCCACTTTAATTGTGGCCAAGCTTGATCGCCTGGCTCGTGATGCTGAGAAGATTCTTAACATCGTCAACAGCGGCATCAAGGTGCGCTTTGTTGACTTGCCCGAGATCAACGAATCACCCACCGGGCGTTTGATGCTCAATATGCTCGGTGGCTTTGCTGAGTTTGAGCGCAGGCTAATCAGCGTGCGTACCAAAGACGCTCTAGCAGCTAAAAAGGCCCGTGGCGAAAAGCTGGGCTCACCCAACCCAGCAGCTGGTGGCGCAGTCATGGCCGCAGCAGCTGATGAGTACGCAGCCACCGTGGCACCGATTGTTCGCGCAATCGTGGCCAAGATGGGTGCGGCATCCCTGCGTGCAATCGCCAAGCAGCTCCAGGCCGAGAGCGTGCAGACCGCCCGTGGCGGCACTACCTGGTCACCGTCCCAGGTATCAAACCTATTGCAGCGTCTAGCTGCTTAACCCCGAGGAGAGTAAAGATGAAGAGAAAGTATGACCCCATGATTGACCCCAGGCTCAACCACGCCAAGAGCTGGCGAGATATGTTGCCGGTGGAGCCAGCCGAGGTTGATGAGCCAGGCTGGCTCAAGGCAGCAGGCGCATTTGCTCTGGCCGCGCTCTTTTTAATCGTTGCATTTATCTGAGAGGCTCACCCTATGAACCAGAACGCATGGATCTTAGAGGAGTTGCAACGCGGAGCTCACGTTACGCCTATCGCTGCGTTGGCCGGGTGCCAATGCTTTCGCCTGGCAGCGCGGATCGCGGAGCTGCGAGAGGTTGGCCACAACATCCACACCACAATGATTTACACCAACGGCAAGCGTTACGCGAGCTATCGACTAATCAAAGCAAAAAGGAAAACAAAATGAAAAGCTATGGAAAAGTTACACCCGACGATCAGGCCAGCGCATCAATGCTGCCTGCCATCCTGGGCATCTCTGACTACTCCACACCCAACGACAGCCTACAGACCTGCATTCGGGCCATCGATGGCCTGGAGCGCGAGGACATCACCAACGAATCGATGACCTGGGGCAACGATTTTGAGGGTCGCATTCTGATTCGCGCAGCTGAGAGGCTGGGTCTCGATAACCTGGAGCTGGATCACTCGGAGCCCTATTGCCACAAGCTGCTCAAGCTTGCGTGTTCGCTCGATGGCACAGCTGATGGTCGCGGCCTGGTGATCGAGAGCAATCCAGACCTGGGCATTTACGTCATGGGCCAGCCCAGCATCAAGCTCGATGGCGTTGGGATCATGGAGGCCAAGCTGACCGCAGCTGACGTAGAGGACGCTCCACCGCTTTATCGCGGCCCGGTGCAGCTCCAGGCACAGATGGATTGCTTTGGTGCCAGCTGGGGTGCTGTGTGTACGCTCTACAAGGGAACCAAGATGCGGATATTCCTGT